TCAGCCTACATTTCCAAAACATTGGGAATGTATAGCGACGAAGAATGTCGCGACCTCGCTCGGTTTGGAAGAAAGGCGTCGGTAGGAATTCCGTCCCGTAAGGCTTGTGAAGCCGAACGGTGGGAGTTACCTATTTCCGGCTCCCCGGAGCAGATTTCATGGTTTGACTCAGAAATGAGTCAAAATGTCTTGGTCCAAGATTATTGGACGAGGCAGCGGGCAGTTGACCCTTCGAGGTCCACCTACCATGTGTCTGATTCGCTGACACTGATGCTAGTCCCAAAAACGTTTAAGGCTCTGCGCTCGATCATGCCGAATACCACAATTGGCTCTTATTGGAGCTATGGTATCGGAGAAATGATTCGGCTGAGGCTTAAAAGGGTAGGCTATAATATCAAGTCTCTTCAAATGAGGCATCGATATTTGGCCTGTCAGGGTTCCGTTCATTCACTGAGCGTAACTGCTGACTTGTCCTCCGCGTCTGATTCAATTTCAGTCGCGCTTGTGAGGCGTTTGCTACCCAAAGATTGGTTCGAGAATATGAACCGATCAAGGATGGCATACGTCGTGTTACCCGATGGATCTTTGTGCGAATCAGAAACCTTTTGCACAATGGGCATCGGATACACCTTTCCCTTGCAAACGTTAATCTTTCTGGCCCTGCTCAAAGCGATCGAAGCGACCTTGTATGACCGCCGAGATCGGCGTACCATCTCAGTGTACGGCGATGATATGATTTATAATCGTCGCATGCACACTGCAGTTGTTACGCATTTTGAGAGGCTGGGCTTCGTGATTAATCTTGATAAGACCTTTCACGAAGGCCAGTTCAGAGAGTCCTGCGGCGGTGACTACTACCGCGGGAGGGACGTCCGTCCATTCCAACCAAGGAATGGAGAGGCGGATGTAGGCCCAAAAGCCTACGAAGCCATACTCTACAAGTTCGTCAACGGACTGTTGGCGCGCTGGTCTGAGTATGAGGTTGCGGGGACACTTGATTACTTGACGTCAGAGATTGAGCACGTTACGAGGCGTTGTAAGCTCGTACCGTTCGACTATCCTGACGATTCTGGAATCAAATGTCCTACCATTGCGACTCATAAATTCTTGAGCCGTACGAATGTGTGTCATCCAGTTCATGTGGGACATGGTATTTTCCGCTTCTCATACCTCAGGCTTAAACCTGAGTTACGGAAGGAGAAACGTCATGCACCATACTATTGGAGACTGCTTCGGAGTGGTAATCTACCAGATAATAGTTTTTCTGGCAGACCTCCTCTCGTGGTAAGTCTTTCACCTCGCGCCTTGCTTATTGAGGCAAGCTGTGGAGTGAGAGACACGCACGATCTTCTTATAACATTAGAAGATCGGCCACCGAAGGTTATCCGCAGTAAGTGGACGGGTAACCGCTTCCGCCGTACTTCTACCTACGTGACGGTAAGTCACACGGGTAGATACACGCGTCAG